TGACTGGCTCTACTACTTGATTCACAACTTCCTGTTTTGCTTCTTCTGCCATACTTACTCCTTATTTACACATACCACTGATATTGCGTTTATTTTTAGTCGCGTAGAATATCTGCGCACCTTTCTTCGTCATTGCCATATTAACCTCCGAACACTCTCTCTCTACTATAATTGCGTTTTCGCCCAGTTTCATCGATAAACTGCTCCATCAGGTCTGTTCTATGCTGTATCTTTCTTTTGGCATTCGCAATTAGTGTATCATTTCCTAGTTTTTTCGCCATGTCAAGCTCTCGTTTTGCAGCCCTTATTTCACGTTCTAGCCTACGTTGTTTCTGCGACTCCTCATACATACGCTCATTTTTCCCCTCATCCTTAGTAGGCTCGAAAACCTTCTCGGATACTCCTTCGATAAAAGGTCGCATCCAATGGCCGCAATTTATACCGAATAGTCCAGCAGGCTCTCCATAACTCGTCGTCGAGAACGCTGGGTATTTTTTACTCTTTCCAGACATCGAGTATATTTTGCCCTGGTATGGCGCACATAATGGCCTAGCGCCAGCATGACTCGATACCTCTATCAGATCAATCCCATACTCCTCTGTGCGCTGAAATTGCACGTCAGTCGCAACTCGAGTAGTGTTCGACCTGATCACCATATCAGCATAGCTCTCTACCGTCCATTCACGTCCCTTTCTATCTGTAATCGCTGGTATTCCATTCTCTATCCACTCGCTGCATGCCCGTGCCATTGCCTCATCCTTCGACATCGCCCCTGTAACTACCTGCAAAGTAACACGATTGATTGTATCAATATATACACGCGGCGCATTCTCTAGCAGTCCAGCCATTACAAGATTGATTTGATCACTCGCCCTACTTGCCCATGTCTCGATTATCATTTTTAAGCCAGGATCCATATCCTCAGGCAGAACATCTCTAATATCGACTCCAGCAGCTTTAAGCTTCTTGACCGCTGCCTCAATCTTTTTTATCGTATCGATTGCTGCTTGCTGAATCTCCTCGCTAGCTCCTGAACGTATAGCCTCGGTATATCTCTCGACTATTTTCTCGACCTGTCGTGTTAGCCTACCATACTGCGCAAGCCTGTCCGCTTTCCATGCTGCAATGTCGAGGTCTTCCTTACTTTTCAGCAATGCAATAATATCCTCCATGATTTCAGTCTCGACGTCATACAATAGGTCTTTTATCATATACCAGCACCAAACAATCTTTCAGTGTCTATCGTCGGCTTATCAGCCTTTATCCTCGCAGCCATTTCCTGCGCAGTTTTCTCATCATAGCCGTGTATTTTCTCTAACGCAGTAATAAGATCGATCAATTGATTCTGGTAAAGATTCACGTAATAATTGGCTCTTGTGTTCCGGTCCTCGATAACAGAATCATCCCACGCAAGCGAAGCATTGCCATCACCAGCACCTGCAACAGAATACATTCTTCCAAGCTCGTCAATGATACTAAAGATATACCTTAGGCCATTGTCTAGGTTCTCTCTAAATGCAACCATCGTCTTATAGGTGTGAGAGTTTCTAGAAACAACCTCTGTCGCCGTTGCAACACTTGTTCCGTCAAAAGTAAAATATCCTGCATCGAAGCCGATAATCATCGACAATAGGTCAAGCATCGTCTGTATAGTCGCTTTGAATTGATCTGCCCTAATATCAAACGTCAAATCCTGCGGAGTAAATGCATCCGCGTCATCGCCCTGCAATCTAATAAAAAGCCTGTCTGAAGGATCAAAGAACGACACACGCCGCGCATTGCCATCCTCATCGACCTCAGTATATTTCCTGAATACGCTGCCAGGTAATGCGACTCTACGCCCTCCAAGCTCTACATCAGAGTAGAATTGGTCAAACGCAACATCGAGCGCCCGCAATACCGAAACACCGTTCGCGAATACCGATATTCCGGTAGGTGATTCTGGATTGATATTGTTCGCCTCTGGATTCTTGATATACGCGAATATTGGTCTTGATATCGGCAGGAATATCTGCGGCTCTATTTTTTCGTCTAAAATATCAAGCGATGCCTCAAGCTGAGTCTCTTCGTTGTAAAGTTTGTTCGTTATCGAGTAGCCTTGTACTCCGTCAACAACATCTCTTTTGTGCGTTTCGATTCTTATATATGGCTTTGCCGCGATTAGTCTCTTGTCGAGGAACACGCCCTCAGTAATTTGCGTATTATCCCAGCTCAGCGGAATGAAATTCAGCGCCTTAACAAAGTCAAGCCATACTCGCGGCGCTCCGCTTTGATTCGACACGCCAACTTTGATCACCTGCGCACCTAGTGCCGCCTGATACTCTATCGACCTGCGAAGATTGTCCCATAGCGATTCATTATCAATCACTTTTTTAACTAATTCGCTCGCAATGACCTCTGGCTCCTCCGCTAGCACTAGCCCTGCGATCTCAGAGCATATCATTTTCGCTACACCGAGATTCATTCTATCACGCCTACGTTTTATTCCGTCAGTACTAACGTAGTCTTGAGATAGCCAGTTAGGCCTATTGCGATAGATATCCCACCATGCTAGCATATCGGCATCGCCGCTCGTTATCTCTGGAGGAATACTTTTTATGCCGAATAGTTTCGCTAGTATTTTTATAATCTTGTCGAATATGCTCTCTTTCATTTTCTACCTCATATCCTCAATCAGCGCAGACATTTCCCGTTCAACAGCATATTCTACTGCATCTAGCGAATCAATGTTAGTCGTGCCATCATCAAGCCGCTCGTCTATTTTTTTAGGATCCCACATTGCAGTATCGAATGCCTCTATCGTGTGTTTACACCTACGCATTATAAACGCTCTCCTTTGAGCAAATAACGCATCAAATAACCGTATCCTATCAATTATTGGGCGCTTCATCGCATCCTCGACATACACTGGGAGCCCAAGGTTATTAAGGCTTTTGATTATCAACTGCTCAGAACTGTCTCCAAATGCTCTATCGATTAAATACTTCTCTCTTATCCTCGAAATAAAGCTCTTCCATTGTGATATCATAGATTCGACAGAATGGTTCTTGCTGTCGAACACTTCATCGAGTATAACGATACAAAGCTTGTTGTCTCTGACAAACCACCCAACGCATACAATTGCAGTTGCGCTTTTATTTCCTCCAAAGTCAAGTCCGAATGTTACCTTAAATATTTTCTCTTTAGGATTGTTTGTTCCAGGCTCTATATCGAGAACATTTCCTTCCTCACCACGCTTATTGTTCACGAAGCTCCCATAGATTCTGCCCTCAGCCATTACCCGTAGTCCGAGAATATATCGCTGGTAGAATATCCCACTATAGCTCTCAGCAAGCCTGCGTTTTCGCTCCTCAGTAATTGCAGGATTGTCGTTAAGCGTAAAATGCCACAATCTAAAATATTTCGGCACATAATTGCTCCCCCAGCGATTTAGTCCAATGTCTGGATCAGTATATATCCAATGATTTGGCGCCTCAGGGTTTAGGGTTGCAATATTCCTAACAAGTGGCGATGATATCGACCTACCAAGCGCCGTCTTGATAAACATAGGATTATGTAGCGATAGCTCATCAGCATACCATCCGCCTATCGTTAGTCCTTGCAGCTTCTTGTAGGACCCGACATCGTTAGCTCCCATGAGATAAATCTTTTTACTGCCCATCTGGATATAATGCGACCCGTCTCTGTCTGTTCGCTCCTGCGCAGTCCCTTTCGATATCGCGATAAACCCAAACTCAGGATCATCAATGCAGTTTCTGCTCAGTGATCCTAATGTATTTCCAGACATTAAGAATTTTTCCATCTTGCAATGCAATACATAATCTGCCCACTCAATCAACGATGTGAATGTTTTGGCCGAACGTATCGACCCCTCATAGACTGTATTCTCGATAGGCTCTTTGTGCCCGAGTCTTATCGCATTCTTTGACTTCTCACTCAGTGGTAGAATCATCGTTCGTCCCGTATTCGCCGAATAGCATATCGAAATACTCAAGCATTTCTTCAGCCCCAGCATCATTCACAAAATCGACCTTACTGCCTTGAGTCGCTTCTCGAATTTCTTTTAGCATCGACACCGCAGCCGATCCACCTGAAGTCAAAACTTTCGTAACTATCATGTGCACGAATTCTTCACCGTCTACTTTCTTACCTCCAGTTACTGTTTTGACATCGAATTTTTTCGCAAGGTAGTTTCCGTATACTTGAGTCAGCAGCTTCTTTTTGCGTCGAGATTTTACTGAGTTCTTTCCACCGATGCTACCTAGCCTCTTTGCTTCCTCTTTGCTTAGCGTCGTTTTTGGTATAAGATTTTGCTCATTCATCATGATCCCCCTTGCATGGAGCCGGCCCGAATTGCGTTGTGATTTTTTACCGGCTCCATAGGCTTCATTTCCTCATATGGCCTCCCATTATAAGTAACCAGTGGTTGCCTTCCATTTTCGCGGCACCACATAATAAACCTTGAAACGATTATGTCGCAGTAATGTGGGTCAAGTTCGACGCCATAGCAGATCCTGCCGAGCTTCTCGGCTGCGATGATGGAGTCATTTTTTATATTAAGTGCGTCTTTTGTCTTGCCAGTATAGGCGACATTGTATGGCGGGTCAGTGAGGAGAAGGTCTGCCATTGTCCCCCCCATAACCACTTTCAAAACCTCGGGGTCGGTGCTATCGCCACAAACAAGGCGATGCGCCGCGCCACCGCTCGAAAGTTCATAAACGTCTCCAAGGCTTGTTCTGCTTTCAACTTCTTCTCTTGACGGAACAGTATTATCCTTAAAAGTTTCGCCTTTATTATAAAGCTTCAGCGTCCCGCTCGGCAGCGCCAAGTCTTCAAACTCCACCTCGAGCCCGTCAGTAAACTCCATGACGCTATCAATAGACATCTGTCCATACTGCGAATTGAGCCGAAGAAGCTTCTGTTTCGCCTCGGCTTCATCTTCTGCGTCAACATAGACCACGGGGAATAGCGGCAAAGAAACTCCACGCCTGCGCATCTCACAAAGCGCTTGTATACGACCATGGCCGTCTAGACAATAATTATGCCCTGTACCATTCCACACAAAAAACGGAAATGAAAATCCATATTTCTCGATTGATTTAATTATAAGCTCAATGTCTTTCTTTGTCCTCCTCTTTAGGTTCCCTTGGAATTCTTCTATCGCATCCAGCGGGAGTAAATCAGCGCCTCGACAGGTTACCTTTATTTCCATTAACCCTCCAATAAAAAGGGGCTGGCGAGAAAGTCTCGCACTGGCGAGGAGGCGCGCCAGATTCAGCCCCAATATTACAATAGCACATATTTTCTTTTTGTCAAGTGCTATAAATCTAAAATTCGCTCTCTGCACTTGGTTTTCTCGATTAGAATGGCTCGCTCAGCATTCCTGG